AAATAGAATCCGGTTTAATGGATGAAGATGATGATCTTTTTGAAGAAGAGTATGAAGAAGAATTTATAACAGAGGAAGAGGAACTTTTAGTAGAAGAAGATGAAACAGAAGAAGAGGAAGAGGAAGAGGAAGAAGTAGTAGTAGAGATTCCAGTTTCAGAAATTAAAAAAAGAGGTAAAAAACCGGTAGATAAAGAAAAGTTTTATGTAGACCCAAAACAGTTTGATGAACAAATAGTAGTTTATTATAAAACCGGAAAAATGTCTGATGAGTTAGCTTTAATGGTTAGTAAAATCGCCCATAAATTAAGTTATGCTCCCAATTTCATCAATTATACTTTTCGAGAAGAAATGGTGGGAGACGGTATTATAAGAATGTTTAAAGCTTTAATGTCAAAAAAATATGATAGAGAAAAGGGAACAAATCCTTTTTCATATTTTACTAGAATAGCCTTTAACGCTTTTCGTAACAGAATTAAAAAAGAAAAGCATATGAGAGACACTCATGAAAAATATCAAAATGAATTGATGCTCTTTTCAGAAAACTATAATACTTTAGTACGTAATAATCAGGCAAAAATATTAAAAGATAGAATGAATAAACAGTAATGGTAGATTTTAAACATAATCTAATAGGAGTTTTTTCAGATATACATATAGGATTAGGCCAAGACAGCACAGTTTGGCATGAATGTGTGATTGAATTTGCGCAGTGGGTTAAGTCTCTATATAAATCAAAAAATATAAAGGACATAGTTATTCCTGGAGATATATTTCACAATAGAAGTGAAATATCTGTTAACACATTAAGTGTAGCAAAAACTTTTTTTGAAATTCTTTCAGAATTTAACATTTACATTTTAGTAGGTAATCATGACTGTTATTATAAAGATAGATCTGATATTAATTCGATTTCTTTATTAAATTACTGGAATAATATTAATATAATTGACAAAAACGTAGTAACTATTGAATATAAAGATAAAAAAATATCTTTTGTGCCTTGGGCTACTCCATTAAAAGATATGCCTAAATCTGATATATGTTTTGGTCATTTTGAGATCAATTCATTTCATATGAATGCTTATAAAATTTGTGAACACGGTTTTGATTCTGAAGATTTATTGACAAAATCTCCTTTTATTATATCAGGACATTTTCATAAAAAATCATTTAAAAAATACACAAACGGTGTTGTCTATTATTTAGGAAGTCCTTATCAACAAAATTTTGGCGATTGTGGTGAAGATAGAGGGGTTTATACATTAAATTTGGATGATTTTGAATTGAAGTTTTACGAAAACGATAAATCCCCGAAACATATCAAAATAAGCATTAAGAAACTAATAGAAGGTAAAATTGATGCAAATTTTCTCAAACAAAATATTCCTTCTAACATTGTAAGCCTAATCATTGATGAAAACCTTTCTTCTGAAAAAATATTATTAATTTCTTCAAAAATACAAAATTTAAAACCCAAATCATTTCGGACCGATTATAAGCTAGAAGACAACTTATTAAGTGACCACCCCCATCAAGATTATTCGTCAATTGATATCACCAAAAGTATGGAGGATTTTATATCCACACTTGACGTACAATATAAAGAAGATGTGGTAAATTATCTAAATCAACTTTATAATAACCTTCACAAATGAAAAACAAAATAGGTATAGGTATACTAGATATATACAACCAAGAGTTGTTAGACCAATGTTATTCCTCAATTCCAGAAGAATTGAAAGAAAATGTTTTCATAACTTCAGTCGGTAACAATAATCTACCAAAAAACGTTATTCAAAAAAAATATACAACCGATATTTCATTAGCTGCTATGAAAAATTGGATTATTTCTCAAATGAGAATCAAAGATTTAAAATATTATTTCATACTAGATTCAAACGTTTTAATAAAAGATCCTACAATTTTTGAAAAAGTTATAAAAATCGCTCAAACTTTTGGAACATGGATGATGGTAGGGCCTTCTCCTCTTCCTTTACCTATAGAAGACGACGAAGCAAATGTTACTTTAAACGTTTCTTTAGGATTAAACACCTCATTCCTTTTTATATACTCTGGAATTATTAAAAATAATGGATATTTCGATGAACGTTATTTTAATACTAAAAATTTAGATGTTTTAGATTATATAATAAAGTTAAGAACCAAAGGAGTATATCCTCCAAACAATTACAATCCTATAGTACAAGAAGGGTTGGAAATTGTACCTTCCCAAATTCTTAAAAAAAATCATATAGATGCTTTTGATATGATTACAAGAGATATGCCTAAAGACGTGCAGCTGTCTTATGGATACTTTTATCATAAACACAAATACTTGCCAGGTCAAAACGATCCAGCACCTGTAGACAAAGAAAAATTAGTAGAATTTATAGAACAATTACAAAAAAATTATGCCCGTCCCGAATTATAAAATTGGTTTAGGTTTAATAACTTGTGATAGGCCGGATTTTTTTAAAAAATCAGGAGATTCTATTTACAAACTTGATTGTATTAAAGTTGTTGTAGATGACGGCGAATCTAAAGTTGAGACTTTGATAGATAAAATAGATACAGACCAACCTAAAAGCGGTGTAGGTAAAGCTAAAAATAAAGCTTTAAATTATTTGTTAAACCACGGATGTGAGCATATATTTTTAATGGAAGATGATATAGAAATATTAGATGAAAAAATTTTTGATTTATATATTAAAGCATCTCAATCAACGGGCATTAAACATTTTAATTTCGGTTTACACGGTAATCATAATCTTGATTCTTATGGTAATCCTACCATTCGCAAGACTGTAAATTATCCGGATAATACTAAAATAGATTTATATCCTAATGTTTTAGGAGCGTTTAGCTATTATCATAAAGATGTTTTTGTTAAAGCTGGATTAATGGATGAAAATTTCTATAATGCATTAGAGCACGTAGATCATACATATCAAATTATTAAAGAAGGTTATCATCCTCCTTTTCGATGGTTTGCAGATGTAAACGGGGCAAACAAATACTTAAAAGATACTGTCCCAGACCATCAACAATCAAAAATTAGAAATGAATCAGACTTTATGAAAAATTTTCAAAAAGCATTGGATCTTTTCATTGAGAAAAACAAATTTTCAGTTGTACACGGATACGGTCCAACTGAAAAAAATTATACAGAACAAGAAGTATTAGATAATTTAAAAATTATATGGAAACAGTACCATCAAGAATAGGAATAGGGATTATTACATATAATAGACCAGATTATTATAAAAAAGTTTATGATTCTATTCCGAAAGATTGTGTAGATAAAATTGTTATAGTCAATGACGGTGAAAATGTATATGTAGACCCTAAAGACGCGGAAATTGTTATACACAATAATAAACAATTGGGAGTTGCAAAATCTAAAAACAAAGCGCTTGAAAAATTAAGAGATTTAGGATGTGAGCATATATTTTTAATAGAAGATGATATTATTATTAAAAACCCTAAAGTTTTCGAAGAATATATTAAAGCTGCAAATTCAACTGGTATACACCATTTGTGTTATGAGAAAGTAGCAGGTAATGAGAAGTCTTTAAAATATGTTCATGAACAACCAGACGGAGTTAAAATAGGGTTTTATCATAATCCTCAAGGAGCATTTATGTATATTAATGCTCAATTGATTAAAAAATTGGGTTACTTTGATGAAAATTATATTAATGCTTTTGAGCATGTAGATTTTGCTTATAATTTAATTCAAAAAAAGGTAGCGCCTCCCTTTTGGTATTTTCCAGACCTTTATAACAGTGAAGATTATTTAACGGATATTGAAGGTAGTAGTGACAATTCTTCTATAACCAATAAAGAAAAGTATCAAGAAAATTGGCAAAAATCTGCAACTCATTTTACACAAAAATGGGGTAAATTTACAAATGAAATCCCGGATGTAGGACTTAAAAAATTATTGTTATCTTTAATACATTTGCAAACAAATTACAGCAGGAAAAAAATTATTAACCAAGATAAAAAATTATCTATTATAGTGCCTTATAGAGACAGAGAACAAGCTTTAAACCAATTAATACCAGCTTTGCAAAAATACGTTTCAACACAAGTTGAAAACTTTGAAATTATTATAGTAGAACAAAACAATAAAAACCCCTTCAATAAAGGTCTTTTGAATAATGTAGGATTTTTACAAAGCTCTGGAGATTACGTTTGTTTTCATGATGTAGATTTAATACCAGAAATATCAGATTACAGTTACCCGATAAAACCTTCTCATATAAGCAGTCATTGTAGTCAATTTAATTATATCAATATACCAGATCGAATAATGGGTGGAGTTATTCTTTTTACAAAAGAACATTATAAACAAGTCAATGGTTATAGTAATGAATTTAATGGATGGGGTAAAGAAGACGACGATTTATATGCAAGATGTGTCAAGGAAAACCTACATCCGTATAAACATCCTTACGGTAAATTTTTTAGTGTACCGCATGCCCATCGTTTAAATGATCCTAAAGAAAATGAGTATCATTTAGCTAACGGTAAAAGATTCAGAGAATATGAATCTGGAATTTTAGGAGAAGACTATCACAAAAATGACGGATTGAATAAATGTAAAAGTTTAATAAAATATCTAGAAGTCAAATCTTCTCAAGATAATGTCACCCATTATCTTGTAAACTTTTAATATGTCAAAAAAATTATCAATTTTAACTTGTACCTTAGAATCTAGAAGGCAGATTTTTGAAAATCTTGGTCGAGTATTAAAATTACAATCCAACAATGAAGTGGAAATGTTGGCTAGTTTAGATAGCGGAGAAAGGTCTATAGGTTCAAAACGCAATGAATTACTCGAAGCTGCAAAAGGTGAATATGTGGTTTTTGTAGACGATGATGATATGGTTTCTCCATTTTATGTTGCGAGTATATTAATGGCAATTAAAGATAAACCGGATTGTTGTGGTATAGAAGGTATAATCACACAAAAAAACATAGGACCTAAAAAATTTATACATTCTCTTCAATTTGATCATTGGTTTGAAAAAGATGAAATTTATTATCGTTGTCCTAATCATTTAAATCCTATTAAAAGAGAAATAGCTTTAGAAGTAAGATTCCCCGATCTATACTATAAAGAAGATCAAGATTTTTCGGAAAGATTGAAAGGTAAATTAAAAACTGAGGTTTTTATTAAAGGACCAATATATTATTATTACCCCTCATCCGGTTATTGATATGATACCAGACTATAGATTACTAATAAAATTTCCTACTAGAGGAAGACCAGAGAAATTTTTTAATGTTCTTGATGAATATATAAATAAAGCTTCAGACGCAAGCCGTTTGGCGTTTTTGATTTCATTAGATACTGATGATAACAGTATGAATAATGAAGAAGTTTTAAATCGATTAAAAGAATATCAAAAAAGAATTAAATTAGTTTATTTTTTTGGAGAAAGTAAAACCAAAATACAAGCAGTCAATGCCGACATGGAAAAGGTATCTGGGTGGGATATTTTGCTATTAGCTTCTGATGACATGATACCTGTAGTAAATGGGTATGATAGTGTTATTAAAAAAGACATGAATGATTTCTTTAAGAGATTAGATGGTGTCTTGTGGTATAACGATGGTGGTCAAAATCATATCAACACTCTCAGTATAATGGGTAAAAAGTATTATGATATGTTTGGATATATATACCATCCAGATTATGTAAGCTTATGGTGTGATAATGAATTTACAGAAGTTTCTCAAATTTTAAAAAAGGTATACAAATCAGAGCAAATTATCATAGAACACCAACATCCAGTATACCAAAAAACAACTTATGATCCTTTATATGTTAGAAATGAAGCATATTATAATGTTGATAAAGAAACATACGAAAAAAGAAAATCTAAAAATTTTGAATTAGATAAGCTCAATAAAAAATTGTTTTCAATTCTTATAACAAGTATACCAGAAAGATTTTCAAAATTAAAAGAAATTTTTGATAAACTTCAAAAACAAATAAACGACAATAACTGTCAAGAAAAGGTAGAAATTTTAGCTTTTGTGGATAATAAAGCTAGGTCTATTGGGCACAAAAGACAAGACTTGATAAATGCATGTGAGGGAAAGTTTTTAGCTTTTTTAGACGACGATGATTTAATATCAGAAGATTATATTAAAGAAATTATATCAAGTATTGAAGAGTGTCCGGGTGTCGATGTAATATCTTTTAATCAAGAAGCTAAAATAGGATCCGATGCGCCTGTAATAGTATATTTCGGTTTACAGTATGAAAACACAGAATACGTGCCAGGAATGCCTATCTATCGCAAACCTTTTCATATGTGTGCGTGGAATTCAAAAATAGCTAAACAAATTGAATTTAAAGATATATCTTGGGCTGAAGATTGGCATTGGATAAAAGAATTGTGTTTAAAAGCAAAAACAGAAAGACATATAGATAAAATTCTGCATTATTATATTTTTGATAAAAATACAACGACCACAAATAAATGAAATTACCATATCTACCCCATTGCCATTACGATGAGCATAATAAAATTTTATATGGTGATCATGAATCTGGGTTTTATTCATGTATAAACGAAGTTCGCAATTCTTTATGCAGATTGTTAAACTATAAGATATATCCAGAAAAAATTTCATTTATAAACACTTTATATTGGTATCGGTATACTGAAGATTTGTACCCTTATCTTTATAAATCAAATCAAGAAAATATAGAAAAATTAAAAGAAAAAGATTTTGATTTTGAATATTGGTGCCCAACTGCAATACCTTTTACTTTTTTAAAAATGGAAGATGTTAAAATGGTTGAAGATGCGTATTTTCAACCATCAGATTTTGTACAACAGAGAGTTACACAACTAGAGCAAAAGTATAATATAAATTATGAAAATACAGTAGCAGTATTTCACAGAGGAACAGATAAAGGTCGTGAAGCAGAATTACAACCTGTTGACTGGTGGATAGAATATACAGACAAAATTTTAGATAAAGATTCTCGCATTTTATTTCAAACTGATGAATTGGACTTTAAAAATAAATTTTTAGAAAAATACAACCCCAATATTTTTACATTTGAAGAAATGATTTTTAGCGAAAACTATGTTCTTCCTCAAAGTAATAGAGTTCAATGGAGTGTTGATTTTGAATCAATTATGAGGATAATATCCAAATGCTATAAAATTTTTACTCATGCAGGAAATGGCGGTATAATACCTGTATTATACAGAGGATCTTTAAAAAATGTATATCATTTAAGAAGCAATAAAGAATATCTTAATTATAATGAAGAAATTAATAACATTTAGTTTATTTGGCAATGCTCCAATGTACCAAAAAGGAGCTATAGAAAATCTTAAAAAAGCTCAATCGATTTATCCAGATTGGATTTGTCGATTCTATTTGTTTGAAGAAGATCATTTTATGGAAGAAGAACTTAAAAAAATAAACTCTTCTGTAGAAATAAAAAAAATAACAAAACCTGGAGGATTTTATTCAACATTATATAGATTTTTACCTTTAAGTGAAGAAGGGGTTGAAAGATTTATATCTAGAGACACAGATTCAAGACTTTCATTTCGAGAAAAGGAAGCTGTAGATGCTTGGATTCAATCGGATAGAACCTATCATATAATGAAAGACCATCCTTATCATTTTACACCAGAATTCCCTATTTTAGCTGGAATGTGGGGTGGAAAGGGAAATGTATTTAATGATATCAAATACACCATGACAGAATTCGTTAAAGAAGCGAGTGATACTAAAGGTATAGACCAAAGATTTTTATATGATTATTATCATGAAGTCGTAAAAGGAGATTATTTAGAACATGCTATGGATTCATTCCCTTCGGCGCGTAGCTTTAATAGAGATGGGATTTATTTTGTAGGTCAACCTATTGATGAAGATAATAAATTTACAGGTGATTGGATAAATGATTTAGCAAAATTAGGTATAACACACAATGGTTAAAGATTTAACAGAAATACCGAATAAAATACCATTTTTAGCTAAAGATTTAAATGGTAGGGAAATTAATATATACAAACTCTCGGAAGCAGTGTTAGTAGGGAGTTCAACTTATTATCCTAATGTGTTAATTAGAGATTTGTTTGGCGGTGTTACTTATAAACCTTTAAAAGAAAAAATAATGTCTTTAGATAAGATTTCTCAAAATTTAAATGATGAAGATTTTAAAAATGACTTTGTTTTTTTAAAAGATGAACCAACACCAGTTTTTTTCTTTTTATATAACACAGACAATTATTTTCATTTTGTATACGACACATTGCCTTATTTAATATCGTATCGCTATTTAAAAAATAAAATACCTTCTTTAAAGTTATTAATGAATTATCCTAATGAAAGTAAACAAGAATTTTATAAATTTGTTTTAGAATTTTTAGAATTACTAAACATTAGTAAAGAAGATATAATAATAGCTGAAAAAAAAGTTTTATATTCCGAAATTTATATATCTAATTCTTATACCCATGATATAGATTCAAATCTGCCCCCTAGAGAAGAAATATACAATTTTTATAAACAAATAGTTTCAAATATTAAATTAGATAAAGAAACACCAGAAAATATATACATTTCACGCAGGACTTGGATACACAACGACAATTCAAATATAGGCACCAATTATACTACTCGTAGAAAATTAATAAACGAAGATGATTTGGTTGAATATCTGAAAAGTAAAAATTATACAGAAATTTTTACAGAACAAATGTCGACAGAAGAAAAATTACTCACTTTTAGTAAGGCTAAAAACATTATAGGAGCTATAGGTGGAGGGGTTGTTAATGCTTTGTTTAGTAACAAAGATGCAAAATTAAAAATTCTTATTTCTCCTACATTTTTAGAAAAACACGAAAGATTTAAATACAGTTTTATCGGTAAAGATACAGTTTATTATGATAAAAGCGAACATGCAGAACCTGGTGAATGGATAAAATATATGAGGGTAAAATCAGGAGATATTGTAGGAGAAGTGCAAGATATAAAAGATGATTTGTTACTTGTATCTTATACCGAGAGACCCGTTGCAGGGTGGAATAGTGAAATGAATTTAAATCAGAAATTTATACCTAAAAAGGATTGCGAAAAATTAGATAACGGACTTAATTGTGCTTGGAAATTAGATTTAGAAAATTTTAAAAAAATAATATGAACACTCCAGAAAAAAAAGAAGGCCTATTGTATTTTCATCAAGGATTTACGGATATTATAAATCAATTGTCTTTGATTGATTATTATGCTCCAATGTATGAGAAACTTACAGTTATAATGAGAGAAGATGCTAGTGGATATGTGGATTTTTATTGTCGCAATAAACCAAATGTGGGTGTGTTATACACTCCTTTATCTAACATACATAGCCAAGCAATTTTACAGATGGTTGATTTATCAAAATACGATTTGTTATTTCATGGTTATTATGATAACCTTCGAACTCCGGGAGACAAATATAGAGGAGTATTTGTTCCTACTCAAGGCCGAACAAAACATTTTGTTGAAGCGTTTTTTGTTGGTTATGATATAAATTATGAAGTTTTAATAGATTGTTTCAAATTTGAAAGAGATTTTGAATTAGAAGAAAAAGTTTATGATAATTTTATAAAAGAACATGGAGAAAATTATATTCTAGTTCATGAATCTCAAGAAAGACCAATAAACCCTCAAAGCGATTTTAAAGTGGTAAGCATAGGTGGTATAACGCCTAATATGTTTGAATTTATTAAAGTATTACAAAACGCAAAAGAAATACATTTAATAGATTCTTTATGGGGGAGATTTTGTTACTTAATAGATGCAAAAAACAGTATTTTACAAAACGTTCTAGTTAAATTATACCCTTTTATTCAAAAAGAGCATCGCCATGAAGATAGATTAGGCGGATGTGTTGGTACGATGCCTAAAGAATTACCGAATTGGTCAATAGTTGATTGATATGTTGACCATACCTTTCGTAGTATATTCTCACACAGACAATTTAGATTGTTTAGAAATCGCTACGGATTATTTAACAGATTTTAAAAATAAAATTCTTATCATTAATGAATCAGATATTGATTTAGAAAAATGGTCTGCTCATTATGAACAAATATTATTATATAAAGATAATCAGCAATATGGTGCAAAGCTTTATGAAACATTAACTAATATAAAAAGTGATTACATCCTTTTTTCGCATGAAATTGATATTTTATTAAATAAAAACATACAAGTTTTAAATAAACTCGTCGACTATGCCAAATTAAATCAAATAGATAGAATCAATTTACAGCCAAGTGGACATAACGGTCCAGAATTTACAAAAGTGGATTTATACCTACCAATCAACAAATGGGATGTAACAACTACACCAGCTATAGAAACCTTATATATTAGTGAACAAAAAGGTGTAACCACATATCGATATAATGTAAATCCGTGTATAGCTAATGTTAAATCTTTTACAAAAATGGTAGAAAACTTTAAAGAGACTTCTTATAGGGACATGGAAGATCTTCCAGTTCAACAATATTGTGAAAATTTAAAAGTATGTAATTTATATAAAACTTCTTTAGAAGAATGTGGTTATTTTAAATGTGTATCCGAATATAAATTTTTTCATATTACCCATCACAGAGCTTTTGTTAGATTTGACCCACACAAGCCCGTAACAAAATTTGGACAGTCTTACAAAGATTGTTCTGTTGAATACCAAAATATCGTTTCTAAATATAAACTCTTAGAAAAATCACGAAATTTTGCGTAATATGCGAGTAGCTCTAATAATATCCGGTTATTTAAGATCGTTTAAAGTAAATTTACCTTTAATTAAACAAAAAATAATAGACAAATACGATGTTGTTGATGTGTATATACACATTACAAAAAATGAATTAAAAGACGACAAATATTTTAATCCAGCTCATGAAGAAGAAGATATTAAATTAATTAAAGAAATTTTAAAACCAATAGCCATTTTAGAAGAAGATAATTTAGACCTCCACGAAGACAAAAAGTTAAACAATTTATACAACCTTTGGTTAAAATATTATAAATTGAATCAAATTAAATTATGCAACGAAACCCACAAAGGGGTTTATGACTTAGTTATAAAATACCGACCAGATTTAAACATTATAGAAGAAAATGTTTTTTCTGAAATAGAAAAGGGTCAAATATACATTCCAGAAGAAAGCGTAGTTGATAGATCAAAATTAAAAAATCAAACAGATCCTCATATTTGTGATATTTTTGCTTATGGGTCTTCACATAGCATGGATTTATATTTTGAAATTTATAAGCATTTAAATAGATTAGTTACAAAATACAACACACCAATATCTGAAACTCTTTTATATTACTATCTAAATGATTATAAAATTTCGTATAAATTAATTAAACTTGATTATAATGTAATATTATCTACTTGTAATATATTTGCTATTTGTGGTGATTCTGGGTCTGGAAAAACTACATTAAGTGAATCTTTAAAGAAATATTTTTCAGATTCTTTTACTTTAGAATGTGACCGATACCATAAATGGGAAAGACATGATGATAATTGGAAAAATTATACACATTTAAACCCAGAAGCAAATTATATATCTAAAATGAACAAAGACATTTTTGATTTAAAAATAGGCAAAAATGTTTATCATGTTAATTATGACCACAACAACGGTAAATTTACATCTCCAGAAGAGATTAATAAATCAGATAACGTAATAGTTTGCGGTTTACATAGTTTTTATAATAAACACGAAGGTGTTTATAATTTAAAAATATTTTTAGATACAGATATTAAATTAAAAACTAGGTGGAAAATATTGAGAGACTCAACAAATCGAGGATATTCTGTAGAAGAAGTAAAGAATCAAATAGACAAGAGAAGCAAAGATTATTTAGAGTATATATACCCACAAAGAAAAGAATCAGACATTATTGTAAATTTTTATACAAATGATGAATCCTTTTTAGAAGAAAATGAACCAAATGTACATCTTAATTTGTTAATCAATAAAAAATATAGCTTAACAGAAGTGTTAGCTAAATTAACATCCTATAACATTCCGTATACTGTTACCTATAGCCAAGAAGAAAATTTTAATTGCGTTAATTTCTTAAAATTTCAATCTTCAAATTTATTAGGAGAAAATAAATTTAAACAAGATAATTTTTACGATTATATAATTTTCTTTATTTTATCATTAAGTTAGTATGAAAGATTTATTAGAACTAGCTCACTTTCTGTCTCCTTTTGTTGTCGGAACCGAAGGTAATGTGTCTCAAAAAATTGGTGATAATTTTTATATTAAAGCCAGTGGAACAGAATTAAAAACCTTATCTAAAAAAGATCTTATTAAGTGTTCTTTAAAAGAAGGTAAACAGTTAACAAATTTCTCAAAAAAACCAAGTATGGAAACTAATTTTCATAATTGGCTTTTGCAAAAACAAGATATTAATTTTGTAGCGCATACACATCCAGTTAATACTTTAAAAATACTATGCTCGGTTCATACAGAAGAATTGGTTAGAGATCGTTTATTTCCAGATCAGGTAGTTTTTAATGGAGAAATTTCATGTTTAGTTGAATATGCTCACCCTGGAATAGAATTAAAAAAAGCTATAGAAAAAAATGTTACAAATTTTGAAGACAAATATAATAAATTTCCCAAATTGATTTTATTAAAAAACCACGGTATAATATGTTGTGGTAAAACTTTTAAAGAATGTTTAATAGCTACTCAAATTTGCGAAAAAGCATCAGAAATTCTTATGGGAGCAGAATTTTTAGGTTTACCTTCTGTTTTAACACAAAAACAAATTGAAAAAATAGCCAACGACAAAAAAGAAATATATAGACAAAAAATATTATGAAAGTTTATTATGTAGATATTGATGAAACTATTTGCAAAACTCCACCTACTCGCAAGTATGAAGATGCAATTCCTATTAAGGAAAACATAGAAAAAATTAATAAATTGTATGATCAAGGACATACAATTGTTTACTGGACTGCTCGAGGTAGTCGTAAACAAATTAATTGGTATGATTTAACTAAAAAACAATTAAATGAATGGGGAGCAAAACACCATGAACTAAGAGTGGATAAACCTTATTACGATTTGTTTATAGATGATAGAAGTATTAATATAGAAAATTTATGAAATTCATATCACATAGAGGTAATTTAAAAGGTCGTAAACCAGATTTAGAAAATCGACCTTCTTATATTGACAGTGCTATCCAATTAGGTTATGAAGTTGAAATTGATGTTAGGTATGAAAAAGGTTTATTTCAATTAGGTCATGACACAAGTGATTATACTGTTGATTTTAATTGGTTAGAAAAAAGAATAGATTATTTGTGGTTACATTGTAAAGATATAGCTTCAGCTCAAATTTTATCTGATAAAAAACATATTAAACATTTTTGTCATGTTGAAGATCCTTATGTTATCATGAGCACAGGACATATATGGGTTCATGATATAAGATTAGATTTAAATGATAGATGTATTATTCCTTTATTAGGATTGGAAGATATACAACATATAAATCTATATAAAGATAAAGTGTACGCAGTTTGTACTGATTATTGCATATTTTAATATGCAGAGAAAAATACAGTTAATAATCCCTATGTCTGGAATAGGGAAACGATTTGTAGAAGCAGGTTATAAAGATCCTAAACCTTTAATAGAGGTTGATGGTTATCCTATTGTTAAACACGTTTTAGATATATTTCCGGGTATTGAAGACGTTACCTTTATTTGCAATGAAAAGCATGTAGAAGAAACAAATATAGTTTCTATATTAAAATCCCTTTGCCCAGAATGTAAAATTGTTACAGTTTCTAATGAAAATCGAAAAGGACCTGTAGATGCGGTTTATCAAATTAAAGATATTATAAAAGATGATGCCGAAGTTATAGTTAGTTATTGTGATTATGGTACTGTTTGGAATTTTGAAAAGTTTTTAGAATTTGTTAAAGATTATGACGGAGCAATTCCTTGTTACAAAGGATTTCACCCACATATGTTAGGAGGTGACAATTATGCATTTTGTAAAGAAACAAATAACATTCTAGAACAAATCAAAGAAAAAGAACCCTTTACAGATAATAAAATGGATGAATATGCTTCTAACGGAACATATTATTTTAAATCTGGTTGTATATTAAAAAAATATTTTAAAGAATTGATGGATTTAGATTTAAACCTAAAAGGCGAATATTATGTTAGTATGGTTTATAATCTTTTAGTAAGAGATGGATTAAAAGTAGGTATCTTTGAAATTGAAAAGATGTTGCAATGGGGAACTCCTTATGACTTGGAAATATATAAAGGCTGGTCAATTTATTTCAAAAACATAAAACAAGGTCAAAAAATAGTTCCAAACCCTCCTGATACAACCATGATTATGCCAATGGCAGGAAGAGGAGATAGGTTTAAACAACAAGGATATGATAAACCTAAACCTTTAATAGAGGTAGACGGAATACCTATGGTTATTAGAGCTGCGCAATGTTTACCATCTTGTGAACATCACACTTTTGCGGTTTTGGAAGAACATTTTAAAGACATAGATCACGGAATGTTTTTAGCCGAATATTACAACAGATGTAATATAGTTCCTATAAAAGAAGTAACCCGTGGACAGGCATGTACTTGTGAAATTGCTTTAAAATTAAGCAAACAAGATCTTGAAAAACCTATAATGATTACGGCTTGTGATAATGGAGCTTATTACGATGCAGACAAATACAAGACTTTGGTAGATGATCAGGATGTAGATATTATAGTTTGGTCTTTTCGTAACAACCAAACTAGTAAAGTGAATCCAAATATGTATGCTTGGTTAGATGTGGATGAAAACGATAATATACATCATGTATCTTGTAAAAAGTTTATATACGATGATCCATTAAAAACTCATGCAATTATAGGAACTATGTTTTTTAGAAAGGCAAAATATTTTATAGAAGGTTTACAACAAAATTATAAACAAAACATTACTACTAATGGAGAGTTTTATGTAGATGATGTTTTAAATCAAAACATTAAAAAAGGTTTAAATGTGAAAGTATTTGAAGTTAAAAATTATATTTGTTGGGGTACTCCAGACGATTACAAAACATATAATTACTGGCGTGAACATTTTGCAAAAATATATTAAAATAATAACTTGTGAAAAAAGTTATCTTTGATAAATTAAAAGTTAAAAATTTCCTTTCAATAGGAGATCCAGGGATTGAATTAGATTTTAAATCCGGCATTTCAGTAATAACCGGAGAAAATAAAGATAAAGACAGCCGCAATGGTGTAGGAAAAAGTTCAATTATAGAATCCATATACTGGGCATTATTTGGAGAAACATTAAGAGACATTAAAAAAGATAAAATTTTACATAATCAAGCAAAAAAAGAATGTGTAGTAAGTTTAGATTTTACTGTAGAGTCTGGCGATTTTTTTAAAAAATACAATGTAACGAGAAGCTTAGAACCAAATAAGTTAAGTTTAAAATTAAACGGCGAAGACATATCTCTGTCTACAATGCCTAAAACAGATGAGCATATTAAAGAATTAATTGGTGCAAATGAAGAAGTTTTTCAAAATGCGGTAGTAATGTCCGCCAATAATACTCTGCCTTTCATGGCACAAAAGAAAGTAGATAAAAGAAAATTTATAGAAGGAATTTTACAATTAAACATTTTTAGTGAAATGTTATTAAAAGCCAGAGCAGATTATAATGAAGTCAAAACAGAAAATACCAAATTAAGCTCTTTGTTTATAGAATATCAAAAAAATTTAGAAATATACCAAACTCAAATAGAAAAAAACAAACTAATTAAGCAAAACAAAATTAATTCAATTTTAGAAAAAATTAAAGGAATTGAAAATAAAATTAAAGAAATATCAGAAATAGACACAGATGAAATTAAAAATCGTGTAAAAATTCTTCAAGAAGATATTACCAAAAAAGAGAATACTCTTAAAAATTTAGAAGATGAAATACTACCTCAAATAGAAACTAAACTACAGAACCAACAGCAAAGTGTACAAGAAATTTCCTCAAAAATTGCAGATTTGACTCAGACAAAGTCTAACATATCCAATAAGCAAGGTGAATGTTCATTGTGTAAAAGACCTTTTGAAGGTTATAACCATGTTGAAGTAGAACAACAATTGGAACAAATTGAAAATGAACTAATTAAAAATAAACAAATTTTACAAGAATATACAACAAATCTTGAAAAAATATTTGGTAAAAAGCGAGAAATTGCTTCATTACAAAATGTTTTAAATAAAGACATCCAGTCAATAAAAACCCAAATAGAAAAATTAAACTCAGATTCAAAATCTTTAGACCATTTGAACGAACGATTGGTAGAGTTAAAAAAAGAAAAAAAGGATATAGAAGAAGAAATAGATCCTATGGAAGTTCTATTCAAAGAAACCCAATCAAAAAAAGATGCAACCGAAAAAGAACTTCAGGAAATACAAAAACATATGTCAATCCTAGATACTGTTAAGTTTGTTGTATCCGAAGAGGGCGTTAAGACTTTTATTATCAAAAAAATGTTAAATTTGTTAAACACAAAGCTTAATCATTATTTAAATACGTTAGAAGCTCCTTGTGTTTGTAATTTTAATGAAACTTTTGAAGAAACCATAATCAATGAAAAGGGTAAAGAATGTTCTTATTTTAATTTTAGTGGTGGAGAAAGAAAACGCATAGATTTAGCTATACTTTTTATGTTTCAAGACATCCTTCGCAACCAATCAGGAACCTCGTTTTCATTAAGCATGTACGATGAATTATTCGATTCTGCTTTAGATGCAAAAGGGGTTAATAAAATATTAGAAATTTTAAAAGAAAGAACAGAGAATTATAAAGAATGTGTATATGTAGTATCACATAATAAAGAAACCTTAAAAGCGGATATAGACCATGTAGTTTTATTACAAAAAATAAATGGTAAGACGGAATTAGTCTCTTGACTAGAGACACAAATCGTATATAATTTAATCATGAATATGGATATTGATATTAAAGAAGAAAGCTTGTTTTTAAGCGATGATAAAGTTTTTTACACCATAGAAGGAGAAGGTGAATTTGTAGGCAAACCTTCAGTGTTTATGAGATTGTCGATGTGTAATTTGACTTGTAATGCATGGTCTTCACCAGACTCTCCTAATGGATGTGATTCTTATATTTCCTGGTCAGTTAAAAATAAAATGACTTTTGAGGAAATCTTCCAAATGATGGAAGAAAACAATTATATTGAACATTTAAAAGCAGGTGCTATTTTTAAATTAACAGGTGGAGAACCTATTATCCAACAAAAGCAATTGATGAAGTTTATCAAAGCTTTTATGATTAGATATAAATTTACACCTATAATAGATTTTGAAACTAATGCGACTATTATGCCAGATCCAGAATGGATAACCAAAATAGGAGCATCTTTTACAACATCACCAAAATTAACAACAAATGGAGACCCAGAAGAAAAGACTTATAAACCAGATGTTTTGAAATGGCATGTATTTAACAATTCAGGGTTTAAATTCGTTATTACATCGGATAGAGATATAGAAGAAATTTGGAGAAAATATGTAGAAGATGAACACGGTATTAGAGTTCCAAAAAGTAGAATTTGGTTTATGCCTTGCTGTGGTTCACGCCAAGAGCACTCAGAAAACGCAGCTGCGGTAGCCGAATATGCTAAAGCAATGCATGTAAACTTTTCTCCACGTTTGCAATTGGTTATTTGGGATAAAGCGTTGAAAGTCTAGTTTCAATTTATAATTAAACAATAATATGGCTTTAAAAATAAAAGATTCTAAAGAATCTGTAACCGATAAAAATGTTTATGAGTATAGGGCAGTAATGGCTCCTTTACCATACTTGCCAACACATGCCCCGGTAGGACTTCCTCCAGCATATAGCTACGTAACTGCTCAACCTATTAAATTTGCAGCGCCCCCTCCTATTGTAATGCCAGAAGCAAATTTACCGAGAGCTTTAAATTATTATGCTGATTACGGTGGTTGCGGCTTTTGGCGTATGATTTGGCCAGAATTCAGTTTAAATGCATATCAAAAAGCAGTTATCTCTGGATTAACCTGTATGGTTCTTGATTTAAGATTTTATCAAGGATTAAAAGCCATTCGAATGCAAAGACAGGCAACTCCAGTTCAAAACGCTTTCATAAAAGAACTGGTTAAAGCAAAAGATCAAATGAAATATCGTCTATTATATGAAGTAGATGACATCGTCTTTAGGGAAGATATTCCAGATTATAACAGATGCAAAGATGCATTTACAGATCAAAAAATAGTAGATAGCATTTTAGATATCATGAGTAGTATGGATGAAATCACAGTTACTTGTCAGTATATGAAAGATTATTATATTAATAAAACTGGCAATAAAAAAATTACAGTGATTCCAAATTATCCGCCTAAATTCTGGCTTGATAGATTTTACAGTAGAGAAAAAGTTGAAAAATTATATGACAAACATAAAAGACGCCCTCGCATCTTGTATGCAGGATCTGGAACTCATATAGATGTATTAAACCGTACCAATTCTAATGATGATTTTGCTCACGTAGTTGATGCTATTATCAAAGCTCGCAAAAAGTTTAAGTTTGTATGGAAAGGATGTTTCCCAATGGCAATTAAACCATTTATAGACAATGGTGAGATGGAATACATAGAATGGTCTTCTTTACATGATTATCCCCAAGGTCTTGTCGATACAAATTGCAATGCAGTCTTTGCTCCATTACAAGATAATGTTTTTAATAAATCTAAAAGCAATATTAAGATGGTTGAATCCGCAGCATTAGGTATGCCAGGTGCTTTTCAAGATATGTGTACATATGATGGTGCTGATTTTAAATTTAAAAACGGTAATGATCTAATAGATCAATTAGAACACGTCACTTCAGATTTTGATAGATATATGGAATTGTCGGATAAAGGTAGAAAATGGGCAGAAACACTTTGGTTAGAAGATCATTTAGATGAATATGAAGCTTTGTATTTTACAGAGTGGGGTTCAAAAGAAAGAGCAGATAAAAGTCCTAAGTTGATTTCCAACAATCTTGATCAGAAAATATAAATTGTGTCATATCGCAATGTCTATTATGATGGGCGTCGCCAAGTAATACATTTGTGGACTTGGGATGATCAAGGAAATAGGGTTAAGCTAGAATCTAGCTATGAGCCTTGTTTGTATGTAGAGTCTGCAACAGCAAAAGATGCGGTAAGCATTTTTAATACACCATTAAAAAAGGTATCGTTTAAGAATCAATTCGAGCGTAATAAATTTGTTAATGAAACTCCTATCAAGAGAATATTTCATAACCTGAGTTGTGAACAAGAATTTTTATTAAGCTCTTTCAAAGATGATATAGATAAACCAGAGTTTGTTAAAAATCCTTTAAAAATCTTTTTTCTAGACATAGAAACATATTCTCCAAATGAATTTCCACACCCGGAAGCAGCAAAAGATCCTATTAATCTTATCACTCTATACAATACTTTAGATAAAAAGTATTATACATGGGGTACTAAACCGCATACTTCTTTACAATCAGATGAAGTATATTTTTATTGTAAAAAAGAAACAGAGATGTTACAAAAATTTTTGGAGTTTTGGGAGCAAGATCCACCAGATATTTTAGCGACATGGAATGGTGAAGGATTCGACATTCCTTATATCATGAATCGGTTACATAAGCTTTTTGGTGAAGAAGATGCTGCTAGACTTTCTCCAGTACACACTCTTTATTATAGAGAAAACGTAGCGATGAATAAATTCGGGAAGATGATTAATCGCTGGTATATACGCGGAGTAAGCAACATCGATTACATGGAGGTATATAAAACATTCTCCAGAGGTGACAGAGAGTCATATTCTCTTGGTTATATCGGAGAATATGAATTAAAAGAAGGTAAAACTAACATTGGAGCTACCAGTTTAGCGACTTTATCAGACACTAATTGGTCTGATTTTGTGAAATATAATATCCAGGACGTAAGATTATTGGTTAAATTAGAAGAAAAATTAAAATTTCTTAAATTAATTCGGACTTTATCTTATAAAGGATTTATTCCTTTTGAGCAATCTTTAGGTAAAGTGTCAATGATCACAGGCGCTGTTGCACACCAGGCTATTAAGCAAGGATATGTTATTCCTACTTTTAAAAATGACGGCGTAAGAGATGAATATGTAGGAGGTTATGTGCATGAACCTGAAAGAGGATTGGCAAAATCCGTTGTAAGCTTTGACGCAAATAGTCTATATCCAAACACTATTATTACGTTGAACATATCACCAGAAACTAAAATAGGAAAAATAATAGATTCAAATGACCAAGAGTATGTTTTAAAATTGGCAAACGAACATACAGTAACATTAGCTAAAGATAAATTTGAAAAGTTGGTACAAAAAGAACAATTGTCTATTTCAAAATATAACGTTTTATATACTCAAAAATTTAAGGGAGTCATACCAAATCTGATAGATCGTTTATATACAGAGCGAGTTGAAACACGAACTAAAATGAATTCTTTAAAAAAGAGTTTGAGAGATATCAAAGACGCGGATGAAAAACAAAAAATTAAAGAAGAAATTCTTAATTTAGATACTAGACAGAACGTATTTAAATTGGTTTTAAATTCGATTTATGGGGTTTTCGCACAAAAATATTCACCTCTTTTTGATATAGATCACTCGGCAAGTATTACTCTTACAGGGCAAAATGTAGCTAAACAAGCAGCTGATATTGTATATGAATATGCGAAAAGTAAAGGGTATTCAGGACCTAAAGAAAAAATTTATTTGTATGGTGATACCGACTCAACTTATTTTTCAATAGATCCTATTTTAACACACTTAAACATATCTTTATTACATGAAGGAAAAATTACAGAAGAGGCAAAATCTCTTATTAAAGAAATAGATAAACATTTAAATAAAGAAATTTTAGATTGGGGTAGAACAGAATTAAAATCAATAGATCCTAGATTTGTATTTAAACATGAAACCACTTGTGACGTTGCATTGTTTATGGAGAAAAAGCGTTACATTTTGCATATTTTAGAATCAGAAGGTAACATACCAAGTAAGCCTTTCAAATATGTTGGTGTAGAAGTAGCAAAATCTTCTGTATCAGAGCCTGTCAAAGATTTAATTCGCAGCGTAATCGAATTATCTATGCTTTCTTTAGATCAAAATAAATCAAACGAAGCATTTAGAAATGCTTATGAAAAATTTAAATCAATGCCAGTAGAGCATATAGCATTAAGAAGTAAGATATCTGATATAGAAAAATATGAAAATAAAATGGGTGATCATGGAGAAATAGGAAAAGGCACACCCATTCATGTAAGAAGTGCTTTACATTTTAACCATTTGCTAAAACATTTTAATATTGAAACGAAATACGAACCGATTGTTAGTGGAATTAAGATAAAATATTTTTACACGTCTAAAAATTCTTTTAATTATCGTAGTATAGCTTTTATAGATAGGTTTCCAGAAGAATTTACCACCAAATTACATCCAAACTACCAGCTGATGTTTGATAAACTAGTTGCACCTCCTCTAGAACGCACATATGATTGTATTGGATGGAGGTTGCCACAAACCGGTATGGAAGTTCAAACCGATTTATTTGATTTATTTTCTTGATTTTCTATAAAAACTTCTTAAAATTCTAAAAATTATGTTAATAGCACACGAAGCACCACTACAAATAATGGATAAAGTTCAGTCTATTACAGACTACGACTACTGTTTGGTTCATTTATTGGATGAAAATGAAACATACAGAGATTTTTTCTTTAAAGCTAAAGAAAACGGTCGTCGTATCATTATGGATTGTAGCACCTATGAATTGGGTCATGCATATGACTGGGAAAAATATTTTGATTGGGTTACGAAATTGCAGCCAGATGAATATATAATTCCAGACGTTTTCCAGGATAAAAATGCGAATTTTGAAAGTTTTGAAAAATTTTTAACCACATTTCCTACTCATATGATACCTAGTAAAAGAGTGGGTGTTATACAAGGAACCTCTTATGAAGAGCTAGTAGAGTCATATAAATTTATGGCAGACCAGGCAGATAAGGTGGCGATCAGCTTTGGATATGATTATTTTTGGCAACAAGCATTAGAACAAGATCTTTTAGAAAACGATCCAGCAATTAATGCTCTAGACGTTAAAACAGAAAGAAAACCACAAGCATATAGTATGGGAAGGTATAATTTAATTAATAAATTTATAGACGATGGAATTATAGATTATCATAAAAAACATCATTTGTTAGGATGTGGTACACCTACTGAATTTTGGACCTATGGTAAACATCCAGATTGTTATCGATATTCTTTTATTGAGTCTATCGATACCTCACATCCAGTTGTAGCAGGTTTCTTTAACCTTGATTATTACAATCAAATTAATACCGTAACCAAAAGAACTGAAAAAATAGTAGATATTTTTGATGAGCCTGTATCAAATGATCAATGGTCTACTATTGAATCGAATGTTAAATTTTTTAAGAAAAATATTCTATGTCAGTAAAATTAATAAGCGTTACCAAACCATGTGTTGAAGGACTTCTTAATGCAGAAGATTTAATAAGTTATTGTGCAAGAGTATCAAATCCATCAAACCAGTTGAACACAGAAACTGGACCTAAATTATTAAAATATTTAATAGACCATAAACACTGGTCTCCTTTTGAAATGGTAAATGTTGCTGTTGAAATAACAACTTCTAGAGCCATAGCTGCTCAAATTTTAAGACATAGAAGCTTTAGTTTTCAAGAATTTAGTCAAAGATATAGCGCAGCAACTAACATACATTCATTTGATATTCGTAAACAAGCAGAAAAAAATAGACAATCAAGTACAGAAATTTTGGATTTAAATGAAGAAGAAATAAATTCCATTAAAGAGTATTTGCAAGATGGTCTTAGGTTGTATAATAATCTTTTAAATAAAGGAGCAGCTAAGGAATGTGCAAGAATGATTTTACCGTTGAGCACAGAATCAACACTGTATATGAACGGATCTGTAAGGAGTTGGATACATTATATAGATTTAAGAACAAATCCAGACACTCAATTAGAGCATCGTTTAATAGCAGAGCAAATTAAAAAAATATTTGTTGAGCATTTTCCTAACATTTCTAAAGCATTACAATGGGGTTCTCCCGTTGAATAATTTCGTTTTTAATATATATTATAAATATGAGTGAAAATAAAACTACAATAACAGCAATCCTAGATAGCGTTGGCAGAACCATTATTGGTGAAGTCAATCAAGAAAAAACCAACGACCAAATTTTGGGTATTAAAAACCCAGTTGTGTTGCATATCGTACCTCAAGATCAATCTGGAAGAATGTCAGTACAATTGCTGCCATTATTTTTTAGAGAATTTTTAGCAGATAAAACTGGAGATGTTACCTTTGAATACAAAAAAGAAAACGTCACAGAAATTTATACAGATGCTTTAGATTTCCGTTTACAAGCTCAATACTCTCAATTGTTTAACAAAAGCAATGTTTTTGTTCCACCAGCCGCTCAACCAGCCGCTGCACAATCAAACCAACCAGGCAATTCTGTAATCAACCTATTTGACGAGTAATCTTCATGCCTAAACATAAAGAACAATCTGCAGAAATTACTGCAGCTTTTAAAGTATTAGACGATCTAAATCCAGATGCTTCTTTTTTAGATCAAAATACCTTATCTCAAGTTAGCTCTTGGATTGATACTGGGTGTTTAGCTTTAAATGCTATCATTAGTGGTTCATTGTACGGTGGTATTCCTTCTGGAAGATTGACCGGATTTAGCGGACCACAAGCTTGCGGCAAAACCTATATCATTAATAAAATAATAGCTAATGCACAAAAAAGTGGTAGATATGCAGTTGTTTTTGATACAGAAAATGCTGTAGATAAAGACACAGCAGAAGGTTTAGGATGTGACGCATCTAAAATAAAATACTGTCCAGTTGAAACCGTAGAACAATGTCGTAATCAAGTATCGGCATTTTTAGATTCGGTTATAGAAAAAAATCTTAAAGGGAAGTTTATTATAGCTATAGATTCTTTAGGCAATCTAGTATCTACTAAAGAAATGAATGACGTAGCAGCTGGTAAAGAAGCTATGGACATGGGAACTAGAGCTAAAGGTTTGAAAAGCATGATGCGAGTATTAACTTTAAAAGCAGCTAAAGCTGATACACCTGTGATCTTTTCAAATCATATCTATGCTAATCCTGCAGATATGTATCCTTCTCTTGTTAAACAACAATCAGGAGGATCTGGACCATTGTATCTAGCTTCCGTCTTAGTACAAATGGCAGTTAAAAATGAAAAATCTTCTGGTGGGCAGAATTCTAATAGAGATGCTGTAGAAGATATTGCTCCTATAGCTAAAGATATTAACGGTATTACAGTTAGAACCTTAACAATTAAAAATCGTTTTGCTCCTCCATTTTTAGAAGCAGAAATGTATTTAAATTTTAAATCTGGGCTTGGAAGATATACTGGTCTTTTAGACATGGCTTTAGGTTATGGAATAGTCATCCAAAACGGTCCTACATTTGCATTAGCAGACGGCACCAAATTAGGATACTATAAAACCTGGAGACAAGACGAAGACATATGGGAAAATAAAATTTTACCAGAATTAGAGAAAAAACTTCAAGTAGAATTAAAATACAAAAAAGAATTACTAGAAGAACAACCTTTAGAAGAGGTCGAAGAAAATGTATCAATCGACGAAGATAATTGAATTAGGGTCGTGCGCATTTAGACAACCAAAAGCACAATCTCATTGCCGTCATTTACATGGTTATAGGTTGTTATCCAAAATCTGGTTTGCTTGTAACAAATTAGATGAAAACAATTGGGTTATGGATTTTGGCGGACTTAAACAATTAAAAATTGAATTAGAAAACGTTTTTGATCATACTCTGGTTATTAGTTCTAATGATCCTTGTTTGGAGTTATTTTATCAATTAGAAAAAAATGATGCAGCTAGGGTTATAGTTATGGATGGAGTAGGTATTGAAAAATTTGCAGAAAAGGTTTATGATATTTCTGATAAATTTGTTAGGAATGCAACTGAAAATAGAGTTTGGGTTGAACAAATTGAGGTTTGGGAGCATGAAAAAAATTCAGCAAAATATATTAAACCTACTTTACCAAGTGTAACTTCAGAATCTTATAATCATCCAGTTATTCTTTAATTGAAATTCACAAAAAATCCTTTATATTAATAAGGTGGCTAAAACTCTTGCACTGGATACTAATCTTTTAGAAAAGGTCATTGTATATAATGCCTTGATGGATCCAATTTATCTAGAAAGTGTTATTGATCATGCAGTTCCTAGTTACTTTGAGGATCAGAATATTAGAACAGTGTTTGAAAGTTTGAGCGAGTTTTACTCAGTTCACGGTAAAGTTCCAAATATTACAGAGTTAAAATTACATTTAGTAGATCCAGAAAAACGTAACGCACTAAAACAAGTCGCTTTAGGATTTGCAGACATAGATAAAAGCTATGACAAAGATGTTTTACTCACCAATACCGAAAGGTTTTTAAAAGAAAAGGCAGTTTATAATACTGTTTTAAAAACATCAATAGATGTTCAATCCGGTCAAATCAATACAGCTAAGATATTATTAGACTTTGAAAAGGCTTGTGGTATCAATCTTGTAGAAAACTATGGATTGGATTATTTAGAATCTATAGATCAACATTGTGAAGATTTACAAAAAGTTTTTAAGGTGGTTCCTTCAGGGTGGAAATGGTTAGATGATCGCATCGGTGGAGGGTTTTTAGCGGAAGGTAGAGCTTTATATGTGTTTTATGGTGTGACAAACGTAGGTAAATCTATTTTTCTAGGCAATATAGCAACGAACATTCTAAGCCAAAATAAAACAGTTGTTTTAATATCTTTAGAAATGTCAGAACAAGTATATGCTAAACGCATAAGTGCTCAATTATCACGCATTCCTATGAATGATCTATCCATGCAGATAGAACCTTTAAAGCAAGAAATTAATACATATAAACTAAAGCATTCAGATGCTAAATTGATTATTAAAGAGTTTCCTCCTAAAAGTGTTACCCCTTTACAAATTAAAGCATATATTGAAAGATTAACGAGAAAAGGTGTCAAACCTGATGCTATCGTTTTAGATTATCTTAATTTGTTGGCTCCTGTTGATAGGGGTATGAATTCGTATGAAGGGATTAAACAAATAACAGAATTAGTTAGGGCATTGTCATACCATTTTAGTTGTCCGGTTATATCAGCTACACAGGCCAACAGATCTGCTTATGAACAAAATAATCCTGGGTTAGAAACGGTAAGCGAGTCTATGGGGTTAGCACATACAGCAGATGCGCAATTTTCTATATGGACCGAAGAAGAAGATTTCGAATTAGGGTTGATACATTTAGGAATTACTAAAAATAGATTTGGTCCTAGACAATGCCATACAGTGCTAGAGATAGATTATCCAACCTTATCTCTAAGTGATCCTGACGATGTGTCTAAATCTTTTACAAGCCAAAGACAAAATATTCCCGGTCAGGTTCAAAGTATTGCTAACACGTTGAATATCATTGAAGGATTGCAGGAAGACAGTGACAACTGACATCCTTTTATTAAATATGAGACATGCAAAAGTGTTATCACGTTTTTACACACAATGATCTAGACGGCGCTATCAGCCTTTTAGTGTTAATGTGGGCAAGACCAGATTCGTCTTTTGAATATACTCCTTTAAATAATTTAGACATTTCGACTAAATTAAAACCTCAAATTAATAATACCCACAATTCACCATCAACTTTTGTTTTGGATTTAGCGTTAAGAGATGAATTTTTACCGGATTTAAATCAAGAAAATATAACCATTATAGATCACCACAAATCATCCGAACAATATTTACAAAAGTTCGATAAAGCAAAAGTCTTATATCAAGAATTTTCATCAAATGCTTTATGGATGAGAAAAATTTTTAAACCTAGTTCCCCGGAACTTTCCCAGGAACAAAAATTACTCATAGCCCTTGCAGATGATTTTGATTCGTACAAGCTTCAACTCCCAGATTCTTACGACCTTAACATTATTTTTTGGAGTGAGTACCGTAATAAATTTTCAAACTTTATTAAAGACTACTATAAAGGGTTTAAAGGATTTACAGAGTCGCAAAGAAGAGCTATTAATTACATTAAAAAACAAGCAGCTGCAGAAGCTGAGTCAGTACCAATTTATTACGGTAATTTAAATATAGGAGGTAAACAAAAAACCGTTTTTGCTGCAATGGTTCCTAAAATAGTGCCTCAAGTAATGGATCTTTTAATAACTAAATATAAACCAGATATATTCTTTTTTATTAATACTAAAAATGAAAAAGTATCGATTAGACAGACACCTTCTTCAGATCCTATAGATTTAGACCAGTTTGCGTCAAAAATTTGTGATGGTGGAGGTCACACATATGCAGCAGGAGGTAAAATTACTCCGTTGTTTATGGAATTAACTAAAAATTTAAAACCCATATGATCATCACATCAACTCAACAAATAGAAGACGCTATTAACCCTTCTAGTGTTTTTGACATGGCAGAATTTGAAGAAATAACTTTAAAGTTCGGTTCATTCGTTTGTATAGCAAAAGGAAAAAAGTTAAATTATTTAAATTTTTTAAAATTTTTGATAGACGATAAGAAAACACAAAAATTATATTTTGCGCTGGTAGGAGAGCAAAGTTTACAAAACATTATACGTGCATATTTAGGAAGCACACCTAATATTTATAAAAAGATCTTTCGATCAAAATTAAACAAACAATCTAAACTAAAAAACAAACCTTGAACCTAAATAAAACCGAACAATCAATTTATAACTGTTATTTAAAAAGCTTACGAAAAGGTAAACCATTTCAACCTCGTAAAGATTTTTCAAATTTACCGCCAAACACTTCAATTAATTTATACAAATTAAAAAACTTTTTCAGCAAATTTCCTCACATTAGTTGGCAAGAATTTTTTGATGCCCCAACACAATTGCATCCAAACGAGCAAACCCCTCCTTTACAATTTTTTACTACAAGAGCAGCCATCAAAGCATACACATTATATCAAAAGCAATTGGAAGACCAATCTCCTGAGAAACAATTGCCAAAAATAAAAGAAAGCTTATATAATATTGCCTCTTTTTGTTTACAGCATAGTATCTTTTTAGATCAATACACTTCATACCGTATAAGCAAAATGCCTATTTGGCTACAACATTACAAAGAACATCGAGTCAATATTTACAGTCTTATGGAGTTAACAGATTTTTCGGAATTACAAACTTTTGAAAAAGACGAATTACAATTGTGGTGTCCTAGTTTATTGACAAATTTACCAGCTTATAAAAATCGATATTACAATTCCGAACAAACGCAACGATACGTTAAAGAAGGAACCAAAAAAATTAAAGATTTTATTAAATCCGAGTTGACAAAAGTTAATTCGAACTTAATATTAAACAAACAAACACATTAAAACATATGAAATATACATCAAACCTATTCGAATCAATCAAAGAAGCCCTCAATAAAAAAACTACAACTGAAAGCGGATTTAGAGATTTTATGAAATTAGAGATAGGCAACACCTATCTTGTAAGACTCATTCCTAATATTCAAGCTCCAGAAAGAACAATTTATCACTACTACCATCACCTTTGGAAAAGTGCAGTTACCAATCAATTAGTATCTGTTCTTTGCCCGACAACTTACGGTGAGAGATGTCCTATCGATGAATATCGCTCTAAAATCTATCGTACAAACAACGAAGGAGAAATTAAACGTATTCAACCAATTCGCCGCAATGAAAATTGGTTGGTTAATGTATATGTTGTAAAAGATCCTACAACTCCAGAGAATCAAGGACAAGTTAAAATTCTTCGTATGGGTAAACAATTGAATAAAATTGTTACAGATGCTATTAGTGGAGATGACTCTGAAGAATTTGGAGCAAAGGTATTTGATCTTTCGGAAAAAGGATGTAATCTTCGCATTAAAGTCGAACAAAATGAAGGAGGTTATCCAACCTATGTCTCGTCTAAATTCATGTCTCCTAGTGTCTTAGAAGGTGCAACTGACCTTGAAGCTGTTTACAACAGCTTCAAATCAATGGATAGTATCTTTGAACACAAAACCACAGAAGAAATTAATAAACTATTAAAAGTTCATTTCTTAGGTGAAGAGGAAGAAGTAGTTGTTCATAAAACGGAATCTG